CATCAATTGCGATTGAATATAAAGAAGAAAAAGTATTTGCTGTATATGTCACTCCGGTTCTTTTTCCGGTGGAAGAAAAAGTTTCTGGATTTTTTATAACTCCAACTTGTGAAAATTTAGTATCTGTTGGAAAGTCTTTTGTAGAATCATCAAATCTTGCATATAGTAAAACCTTATCAGCACCGAGTTCTTGATATATATCAAACCCATGACCTCTTGATGGTGGAATAATAGGTATTAATTTTGCTCCCGTTCCACTGGTTGGCATTTTTATTGATCCATATGTATATCCATATCCACCATTCGTTACAATTACTTTTGTTATTGTGCCATTTTCTACTGTTACACTAGCAGTTGCTCCAACTCCATCTCCTATTATGTCAGCATTAAAACTAGATGTATAATTTGTTCCACCTTGCTCAATATATACGGTTTTAATTTGATTACTATTAGAATCAGAATTTCCCCCATCTCTAATTGATTGAATTTCAGAATCGGTGCTAGTGGACCAATTATTTGGTAAAGTAATGTATTCGGTAGAATCAAATTTTATAATATCTGCTGGTAATATTTTATATAAGTATTTCCATTTATATCCATCACTATAAGAAACGGGTTCTATATCAGTATGATTTGGTTCTTGTGTTGATCCAGAAATAGTGGGACTTGTCCCCGAAGATCCATTTTCTATACAAATATAAACCTTATATTCACTCGTAACTACATAATAATTTGCACTATATAACCTTTCTGCATTTGATGCTGGAGATGGATTTCCGTCCCTATAATCATGCCTATACATGTCATAAGGGGTATTTGATATCCAATCGTATTTTTTTACAACTCTTCTAACATTCTCCGATGTTATTTTTTTGCCAAATAGACTTGTATCTCTATAATGTGACAAATAATCATAATTATCGATAGGATTATTTGCCGTACTAGTATTCCAATCAGTATTCCTACCAAATCCAGTTGCAGTTGGATTTGATAATCCTAAAAATGCATAATATGAATTATTACTGATAGAATCTACAAAAGAACCGGCATTCAATATTCTAAATTGATCTGTTACGAATGCAGCCATATTAATAGTTTTTTAGATATTTATACGATGATGTGTAGGTCAATTATTATAAGACTATTTTTGGAATTGCTCCCGTTTTTCTAATACCAAAACCTCTTCTCTGAATTGTTGGATATGTTGATAAACCAGAATAAGTTTTTCCGGTTACACCTATTGATATTGGATTGGAGGATCTAGTGCCAACTGATAATTTACCCCATGAATATTTTCCAACTGGATTTAAAATACTTCCAGTTGTCCCAATACCAATAATATCAGAATCGGATTTTACATTACATGTAATAATACCAATATTGTCATTATTTGACCAATCTGATATACGATAGATATTATCAAAGAACGATGTTCCAATTCCAACAATTGCAGAATCCGAATCAATAATAGAAGTTACTCCATTGCCAATACGTGTATCAAAAATACAAATTGGATTTCCTGTTGCTATACCACTAAAATAATTTGCAGTAACATCGTGATAAACTTCAAATTTTAATGCTAAATCAGTTCCAATACCTGGTGCAGTTGTAATCCCTGTTACAATACCGGAAAATCCATTGACAATGGTAAATCCAGTAATTTTTTCATAGTTAAGATTTGGAGTTTCTGCAAATATTGATGGAGCAACCGTATATCCAAATCCCGAATTGGTAATAGCAACTGAGGAAACACTACCATTTGTTATAGTCGCTGTCGCAGTTGCAGTTGTTCCTATCCCAACTCCAATATTTGGTGGACTTGTAAATTTTAGAGATATTGTTGTTTGATCGGATAGATATCCAGATCCAGAATTTACTGTTGTTATTCCACTGACAGTTCCACCAGCACCAATTGAAGCAGTAAAAATGCCAACCACCGGATTTGTATCTTCAAAAATCAAGGCATCAAATCCTGCTGTGGTATCATCAGTAAACACAGTATCATTTGGTGCAAATTTACCATCTTCATATTCAAATAGTCCCACAGAATCTACAAATATTTCAGTAGATGTAATATCAACATCTCCAATTATTTTTGATGTTGGTACGATTAATGGCTCAATAGAATCTCTTGATTTATAAACAAATTCCCCATTTATCTTTTTATCTTCTTTCTGTTTTGTCCAGGAAAGTGGTTTGTACACCGATTCGTTAATTCCTGGTCCAGAATATCTATTTGTTTCAAACTTATCTGAGAATGCTAAATTGTAAACAGTTCTTTTATTTTGTGTTTTAGTGTTCTGATCCGTATTGGTACTTATTACCTGAACAATATCTCCAGTTTTTATAGTGGGGAACACATTATCAACTACATTAGAATCAGTTCCGTCTATACCTTTGTAGAAAAATATATCTATTTCATCTTCGGGCAATGGTGCTGATGTAAACACGAAAGATGTACCACCCTCAAAAATATAATTAACTCCAGGTTCTTGTATAATTCCATTTATAAAGATTATAAGAACATTATTAATATTTTTTTCAATTTGAGTATTCTTTTCAGTTTCGAAACTAAGAAGTTCTCCATTATATACGATTGGAAATCTTCTTCTCGTTCCATTTTGATATTGAGATATTGAATCCAAATAATCAAGTTCTCCAAATTCCCAAGCAGCAAAATTGTCAGAATAAGTATCAACAACAGTAATTGTAAAATCGGATATAGGAGAACTCAAACTGCCATGAGTTACTAATCCAACTGGTTTAAATACATCACCCCTTTGGAATCCATATCCAGACCTAGAGAACTTAAATTCTTTGACTTCGAATAAAGTAGATCCTATTCCCGTAGTATTCACACCACCAACAATAACATCCATTAATAATCCAGTGCCAGTATCAGTTGTTGCGCCAATACCTCTTCTTTCAACTCCAATGATTGGTAAATTCTCATATGAGGGATCGGAAACAAAGATTTGTGGGTTGTTATATCCAGTACCACCATCATTATCTACACTAAATGTTAGTGTTCCACCAGCACCTACTGTAGCACTAATGACTGCTACATCTCCAGTATGTCCCTCCTCAAAGACACTAACACCAATAGAAACTAAACCATTATATCCAGAACCAACATTATCAGTTGTCCCAAGTCCAACAGATACGATGGATCCAGCAGCACCAACAACCGCAGTTACAGAAGCACCTACAAGTGGTGCAAATCCAAGTCCAGGAGTGGAACCATATGATACTATGATGCCTCCTCTAGGCAATTGGTTGAGATTAACATCATAGTCCGAAGTTATATAATCCTCCAATGTATCTGGTCTTTGAACCCCAGAAAAACTTATAGTTGTTATTCCAAGACTCTTATCTTCTTCAATTTCATAATTAAATTTTGTTGGATTGTTATCAGTTTTTGGTGATTGGTATATACTATTAATGAAAACCAGTCCACTAGCACCTTCAGTTCCAATTCCTGTTGTGTCGGCACCACCAACTTTTAATGTGTAGGTTTTGCCAATTCCAGTAAATTCATCTGATATATTATCATAAACTTTATTATCATCGTAATTTGATTTTAAGAAAACTCTTCCATTAAATTTAGAAGTTTCTGCATTAAAATTATTTCTTGTCCTATCAATTTGAGGATTTCCTCTTGGAGGTTCTGCAAAATGAATCTGATCATCTACAATATTAAATGCTCCTTTATAAACTCTTGCAGTAGTCGTGTCTGTGTGAGTTGATGCGGATGATCCAACAAATCCTCTCTTAACTTGTACTAAATTTAAAGATCCACCATATTCTATTGGACCAATATTTGTTGTTCCCAGACCCACATTTATAACATTCATATATTCATCATCTACCAACAATATATCATTAGGATTAATTGTTGATATCCCACTTAAAGATATAATATCCGTGCTAATTCCAACCTCTCCATCTATATTTCCATCTAATGTATGTTCTATTTTTGTAAATGCTATTGGATACTGAACTAAACCGTCAATAGAAATAATGCACTTACTATTTCTATTTGCCATTGTAAATCTGTGAGCATTACCAGCAGAAATTCCTGTAAATGTTACTGCAGATCCATCCTTTGTTTCTGATACTTTGAATGTATCATTTGTCAGTTTGATGGCGTAAACTATAGGTTGCAGATATCCACCACCACTCTTTTCCATGGAACCTATTCCAACTCCTTCAATAGTAGAACCTGGAGTATAAATTAATTCTTCTCCATTCGCAAAAAAGTGATTTTTAATTGTAAATGTTCCGGTTGAAGCATTAAGTTGTGAAGAATCTCCTGGATTAAATGTCTTAGAAAAAATAGGTATATTATCATCTGTAAGTACGAAATTGGTTTTGTTAATTCTTTCAAGATTAATACCATTATAGAATTTTTCATCAATACTTTCTATAATAGAACCATATTCCAAGTCTCTGTGGTCATTGAGAATATCTAAATTTTTATACAAAGATTTGCTGAAAATTTCTATATCAATATCACCAGTCATATCAGAATCTGGATAAAATTTCAATATTAAATTATCAGAGGAAACCTCTGCTCCAAAAGTTCCGATTCCAGAAGATTCATCAAATCCATCTTCATCTTTGGATATAGCCAAAAATGGTAACTGCTGTACGATGATATCAGAACCATCATAAACCATCATTGTCTGATGAAGTGCCTGTGTTGCACCCATACTAACCTGAATAATTGATCTTGATGCATCAAACAGTGTTTTATCTATGGATAGTATAGTTGTGGATAGTCCTGAAGTTGTTGTAGAAAAACCGGATTCATAAATCGCACTTCTTTCTTGACCATCCAATTGAGCAGATGTATTATATCGATATGTTCCTATTCCAGTAGTTGTTGTCCCAAAACCAACAATAGTGCTTCGTATTAATAAATCATTTGAGTTACTATTCTCATGGGTTATACTTAAAATGCCATTTTCTATATTGGAATAAAAAGTTCCTATTTGATTTCCATTAAATCCACTTTTTTCAGATCCATCAACATAATACTCTGACAAGTATGTTGATGTTCCAGCACCAACAACATATAATTTAGTATAACTAGAATCTAATGTAGTGCGATTTATTATATGTGAATTGATATAGAGGGAGTTATATGATTCAGAGTCTACTGAGATTATAGTTGCCGTTCCTACACCAACTGTTGTTCCCAAACCAACAACTGTCGATCCAGTCAAATCAATAAATCCTACAGACTGTGTTCCTATTCCAGACTCCTGAGAATTAAAGACTTGTCTAATTATTTTTAGATCATAATCACTATTGTATGGATCTTCAGGAACAAATCTTAAAAATGTTTCCCCAAATTCATTTGTATTTAATTGAAAATCTCCAAATTTATTGTTATCAAATCCATCAGTAGTTCCAATTCCTGCTATTGATTCATTTTCAACAATAAAGTTTTCTTCTCCATCACTTAGAATGGTAATATCAACTAATTGAATTTCATGATTTTTTTCGGGATTAACTACTCTAATTAAAAAATTGTGATAAGGAATATCATCAATTTCTTCTATATTTAAAAACTCGCTTGGTGGTATTTCGGTGCTGGAAAATTGGTTACTAATATCATCAATACTCAAAACATTCATACTCTCTTTTAATTCAGTATAGTTTGTGAGTTTCTCATTTTTTAATTTCAAGAATTTTGATCTTGATCCCACTATATCCTGATCAATAACTAAATCGAAATTATTAATAGTATCAACTCTATGCTCACTTGTCAAATCTTTAATGATGGTGAGTTCATTCGAAAAAGTAGTAAATCTAGATAATGAACTCTTTATTATCTCAGTATCTGCAAAATTTTTCATCCCACTTACATGAACTAAATTTTCAACTGGAGATTGTTGATCTCTATATGTAATAGGACTTTTTATCGAATAAGAAAGATTTTGATAATAATCATTATTAGGAGTTAATTGATAATCTTCACTCAGTTTTCCAGTTTCATTATTCCATCCAATATTTTTTAAGTTAGAATATTTTACATTAAATATTCCGTCATTAGATACTAAATCTTTGATAAGTGCTATATTTCCAGAATCATTTCCAATAATTGTTTCTCCAATAGACAAATCATAAAAACCGGAAACTTTCAAAGATGCATCATTGCTTTCAGTTACTTTTAAATCCCTAATTATTCCATTAGATGATAATTTTTCTCCAACTTTAAATGTGGATGGTTTTTGTAATATTTCAAAAACTGGATAGTCCGACTTTTTAATAATTGTTGCACTAAAATCTTGAACTATTTTCGCAGTTCCTATATTTGATGTTAATTGATCAGAAACTTCTATTGTTACAGTGTCATTAACACCAGTATTATCATAATTAGTTACCTTTAAAAATCTATATCCATAATCAGATGAATTAAATCCATCACCAATAGATCCTGATTTTTGTATTCCTTCTACAAAAACTTCATCTCCTTCTTGGAATGGATCTTGTCTAAAAGTTGATATACCAAGAATTGTTGGTGTTGATATTGTACATTTAAAAGTATTTGAAGTTAGAGTTTCAACCTTTTCTACAGATATTCCATTACTGTTGTTAACTGTAAATATTTCCGTTCCAACATCCGGTAATCCTTTTGGTTCCGAATTGACTCTAGCAGAAACTATAGAAGAACCTACAATTGTAAAATCTATTAATCCTGAGTTAATAACACTCCTATCGGAGGAATTTATTAACACATAATCTGGCAATTCAACATATCCCTTACCTCCACTAATAACGGTGATTTTTTCTATAGTATTTGAATTTTCCAATACTATTGTTGGAGAAGCTAATACTTTAGGTCTTAATGTTTTGTCTGAAGAATATGTAAATCTATCATTAATTGTTCTCAGTTGACTTATGCTTCCAATTTTTTTGGATCTTGGAATAATAGTTAAATTATCTCCGAAAGAAGAATTTGTAGACTTTAAAGTTGGAAGTTTTTTATATGAATTTCCCGATGAAATGATATTTAAAGAATTAACGGGTCCAGATGATCCTATTGAAACTGTAGAATATTCTAATATATCACATTCTGTAGAAGAATATGAAACTCTTTCTGGAGACTTTGTGAGATTTATATTAAATGTTGTTGTTCCAATTCCACTAATTGCATATGAATTATTATATGTACTATCTACATATAGAATTTCATTATTATTAACAACTTCAATGTTACTGGTGCTGATATTTCCAGATTTTTCTAAATTATAATAAAGTTTATATGGAATAGAAGAATCATATTTGAGTGTTAATGAAGCATCGATAGAAACACCAACCGTTCCTACTCCAGAAACGTTAAATGTTGAAGTTTTTCCAGTGGACTTAAATTCGTCTTTAAAATTTTCATCCTTATATATTTTAAATTCATATCCTTCTAAACTTGAATCACTTAAATCAAATACTAAATCATTATTTTTAATTACCTTTATTTGGGGGTTAATTATTGATATTGATTGACTCGATCCCCCAGTATTTGCAAAACTAACTATATTTTTGGTTTTTCCAAATACATCAAGATAAGTTTTTCCAAATTCTATATTATCATCATCAACTTTGTGTACAAAATATTCTCCATCATCAACCGGTTTTGTTGAATCATCACTTGAATATAAAATTTTATCTCCAGTTTCTAATCCATGAGAGTTTAATGTAATGTAGTTAGTAGAAGTGCTAACATTTAAAGAACTAAATCCAATCGGATTAAAGACCAATGATCCCAAAGTATTCAAGACTCTTATAGCAGTTGAAGTTCCTATACCAACACTCAAATTTGGTTGAACATTTAACGTTATACTATCTCCGTTAGAAAGATTATGAGATGTTGAAACAGAAACTGTAGTTTCATTTTTATCAACATTTCCCAATAATTGAATAAAATTAGATTCTAAAGAATATTTGTCACTATCATCTCCATTCTCATGGAAAAATAATTCTTGTCCCCCAATTTCAGTTTTTAATCCAATAATATTTGGACCTTTATTGATAGCAAAAACATTTGATGGTGATGAAAGACCAGTTGATGATCCCCCGTCTGTAGAAATTTGCAATCCAGTTGTGTCTGATGTGACAACAAGTGGTTGATTTGTTTTAAATGGGTGATTTTCAATGTAAATAGATCTTGCAAGAATTTGTCTCGTCTCATTTGTCTCACCAAAAACAAATGATGTTGAATATCCAACACCAGTATTGATACCAACACCTACAGATTCTTTGGGATTAAAAAATACTTTATCATTTACTTTAGAATTAAATTCATCTACCGATTTTAGAAATGTAAATGAATCTGGCAAAAATGTGACCGCAGTTCCAACAGTATGAGATACACCTGTGGCACCTCTCTGAACCCTTAAAATATTTTTATCTCTAAATGATCCCAGAACGCTTAAAGTTTCATTTCCAATAGTAATACTACTTCCTACAGATATTTGATTTGGAATTGGAAAAACATATATCTCGGTTGTAAATCCGACAGCAGCAGTGGATAATATTGTAGAGATACATCTTCCCGTGTCATAAGAAGGGACATTAATTCTATAAGTCCCATTTAAAAATGGTGAACTTCCAAATCCAGATATTGTAACATAATCTAAATTTTTAAAATTATGATATGGTAAAACCGATACTTTTATTTCATTTTTAGATTTCCAAGTAAAAACTGAATTAGTTTCGGATATAGAAGTTGTTTCTATATTAGTAATACTTTTACCTTTTACAGAAGCAACTTCAACTTTTAAACCATTTCCAGATGTTCCTGTATTATCAAAAATAAGTTCATCTCCGACCTTATAATTT